TAGGACAGCGCCATCTGCGCTTTCTGCCACAACTCCGGGATTCGGTAGTACGTGGTGCGATAGGTGTCCACAATGTTCCGCGCCTGAAGTTCGGTGACATCAACCCCCGCCTGCATCTTCAAGAACGTCCGCAGTTTGACGTGCCCGACTCCGTAGCCTGCGCCCAGGATCACGACCTTGCCCACCTGCCGTTCGGACTTGGTGATCTGGTCTTCGTGCTTGCCGTAGATGCGGCTTGCCATGATTCTGTATACATCCCGCTTGTTCTCGAAGGCGGTGACCAGATCTTCCTGTCCGGCCAACCACGCCAGGGTCCGCGCTTCGATCTGTGAGGAGTCCGCGTCGATGATGACGTGCCCGGGCGGCGCCTGGATGGCCCGCTTTATCTTGCCTGCGTTCTCCCCGCGCGATGGCAGGTTCTGGAGGTTGATCTTGTCCTGGCCCGACCACCGGCCCGAGTGCGCCCCGTAGTAGCGCAGAGGCACCGGGAACTTGCCCCGGAACGACATGTCGATGAACCGCTCCGTGCGGGTCTCTTCGAGCGTGGTCTTGTTGCCCAGGCGGGCGGCCACCAGAGCCTGCACCTGCTCGTTCGGGTGATCTTGCAGAGCGATCATGCCCGGGTCGGTCTTGGCAAAAGCGTAGGTCGTGCGGCCCGTGGTCGGGCTTACCTTCAGCGGCGGGATCACGCCCAACAACTCAAGCGCGGCGGCGAACTTGTCGTTGGACATCAGGAGTTTCTTCAGCCCTTCGGTGCCCTCGGTGAAGATGGTCTGCACGAAGTCGGCGTTGCCTTCTTCGATCATCTTGTCGCGCAAGGTTGCCAAAAGGTTGGCTTTGCGGTCCTTGACTTCTTGCAAATGTGTGATAAGCAGATCGCGGTCCAACTCCAACACGGGCTCGATGAACATGCGCAGGGTCAGGTCGATCAGTTTGAGTTCGCGCGTCGGGAACCCCCGCTTGAGGTAGATGTGGAAGAGTTTGTGCGTGAGGTCTACGTCGTTGCGGCAGTAGGCGGCGTACCCGGCGATCGCGTAGGCGGAGAAGTCTTTGCGCCGCATGCCCATGGCATGCACCACCTCGTCGCCCTTGGCACCGATGGCTTCGCGCTCAGCCTGTGCGGCCAGACCGTGAGACTTCTCATGCGGGAACAGGGAGCGTGACATGCCCAGGGTGTCGGCCCACGCCTTCGGGTTGACTCCGTAGCGCCAGTTCAGGATGGCGCCATCGAACATCGTGTTTTGAGCCAAGACCATCTTGTCAGACCAATCAATCTCCCCCAACACCCGGGCCACCTCGGGTTGGTCCACCCACACCGTCGGTTCGTTGTCGTGCTTGATGCCCACACCGATCACCTCGAACTCGGGGCGTCGGATGTACTCCTCCGTGGTCATCTTGGACAGCGAATATTCGCGGTCGTAGTAGGTCTCGAAGTCAATCGTTATTAGTTTCATCAGTCAGTCCCTGCGCGCGCCGACGGTATCGGTCACGGCCAGTTCGTTCGTATTGGTCGCGTTGTCGGAATCGCTTCTGCGTGATTTGCAGTTCTTCATTCGTCGGTTCCTTCAAGTGGCGATGCAAAAAGGTGGTAATTGGATGTGGGGGAACGGTTTTCTTGGATGACATCAAGGCACTCCGTTAGGTACTCAATGTTCTTCTCGTTGATGACGAGGGCCACGCCCCCGGCATCGTCGATGTCGCGCAGGTGTTTGATCTGTAGCGCCGTGGGCTTGCCCCGCCCGGCCTTGCACTCGATGCCGATGAACCTGCCGCAGTAGCAAACCAGAATGTCAGGCGTGCCGTTGTTGGCATACGCCCCACCGATGTAGTTGACTGCGTACGCACCGCGCTCTTTGAGCATGGCGTGCACCTTCTTCTTGACCTTGGACTCTGGCGTTGCTACCACGGGGCTTCCTCGTACTGCTGTGCAGTTTCCTTGATCTGCTTGACGTTGCGCTTACACCATCGCTCCAGATCTGCCGGGTTGACGACCGTGAACGGCCACGTCGGGTATGGGTCAGTAGGCTTGAGCCGCACCCCTTGCGGGGGCGGGGCCTGGGGCTTGGCACGTTTGATCATGGCTTGAACATGCTGTTCATGGTTTCTTGGTAATCGAACACGCTGTCGAAGCAGTCCATCACCCGGACCTGTGCGGAACTGACGCCGCGCAAGCGGTCGTTGTACGTAAACACTTCCTTGGGAATCGCCGCGTGGCCCAGTGCGAAGTCGCGCCCCAGTTGCGTGGGACGCCACAGCCCCGAGTGCTTGGACTTGCTGCCCTTGACGGGTGCGTTGCGCTCGATCAGCCCCCAGAACTTCAGCGTGGACATGGAGTTGGTGCGCACCAACCACCGGGGCGCCGTGTTCGGCACGTCGATCCATCCGTTGCTGAGCGGCGTCTGACATAGCCAGAGCAGGGCCCGCACTCGGGCGCGGGTCACGGCATGTTTGTACGTCTTGCCCCACCGTGCACACACGAGGCAGTGCCCGCCCTTGCGGTCTATCGTCTCATGCCACGCGGTTTGCAGTTGGCTCAGGGTCGGTTCCATTGTGTTTCTCCATTTCAGTTTCTAGTAATTTGTCGATGTAGTGGCGCGCCTTCTTCAGATCTTCTATTCCATTCTTGTGTCGCCATCGAGATAGGTACTTGACGGCGTTGCCGTCCAAGTAGCCAAGACCCCAGTCAACGATGGCGTCCCAGGGTTCGTACCTGAACTGCTTGTAGTGAGCGCCTCCTTCCTGGCGATCATTTGCGCGTAGTAGGCTTTCTCCTGCCTCGATGTCCTCACTGCCTGCTCGTGGCGGTGGGGGTTGTTGTGCAACCCCAGTCTCAGGTCTTCTGCTGTTCCCATTGTCGTAAAGCGTGTTCCACAGGTCTTGCATTCATATCTCCTTCGCTTCAAGCCATTTGCGGCTCTTCGGGTTTCAAGGGTGTATGTGTTAGCACCGCACTCAGGGCATTGCATCTAATTAACTCCATGATCTTTATCTGTTTCTTCTTGGCGCGATAGGCGATCTGTCGTTCAGCCTGCGTCTTCTTCTGACGCCGCTTGTCGTTGCCCTCACCAAGTTTGTAGATCTTAGACAGGTCCCGACCCCGTGGGTCTTTCTCCCACCCGCTAATGTGGGCAGCGCCCGCACGGTGCAGTTCCCTGGTGTACTGGCACACGGTCACGTAGTGCAACCCGGTCATCTCCGCCAGTTCGGCACAGGTGTACGTGCCTTCGAGTAGTAGTTTGATGAGTTGCGCCTGCATGATCGCGTTGATCTTGATCTGCCGTTTACCCTTGGGGTTTGGTGGGTTCAAGTTTTTTCCTCAGTCGAATCAGTTCATCGAGCATCCGCTCCATCTGGTCTGCGGCGTGTAGGTGGAACGGACTGATGGGGATGTTGCGTGCGAGGCTTCGCATCATGCCGATGGTGACTCGCACTGATCTCTCAGACACCTTCTGCCTTGACTTGGGCTCCGCATCTATCTGCGCCAGTACCTTGGTTGCCTTCTGATTTGCGTTGTGGTCGCCGCTCATTCCCGCCCCCTTGCTCTGATTGCTGCGGCGCAGTCCATCGTTGCTGCCTTCCGTGTGCTGTCTTGGTTCCAAGCCAAAATCTCACACACATTTGCACACGCCTCACGCTCGGCCTCCAACGCCCGGTTCGCCAGTTCTAGCGCGTTCTTCAGTCGATGCAGTTCTGCCTCAACCTCTTTAAGTTTGTCGATGGCAGCAAATGTTTTCGCGTGGGTCATTTCTTCCCCCTGTCTTTGAGTTGCCCCGGTTCAGGTGCCAACAGTGCCGCATCAAACAACTGTCGCAGCGTCGCAAAGATTCGATCTTGCTCGTACCGGGCAACGAGATCAGCGAACCGTTCCATCTCCTCCGTCCAGTACCCATCTGTGATCCATACCCCCTCGTCGGTGGTGTCGGTAAACCCGGCTTCTCGCGCCAGTTCAAGTACCTTCCAGTTTTTCATTCCTTGCTCCTTGCTCTGATGGCGTCCCCATATGTGCCGCCGCCTTCCTTGAGTATGTGGTCAACCAACTTCGCGCACTCCTCTCGTTCCCGTTCAGCCACCAGTCGAGCAAAGTGTTCAAACGAAGCGATGCCCGTGCTAGAAGCGACCATGAAACGCCGGTCAATGTAGGCGTGTGCCTTGTTTGCCAGTTCAATGATTTCTTCTTGGGTCATATCCCGCTCCCCTTCCGGCATGGCCACGCTGCGCGCATTGCCTGGGAGGCCAAGAAGTCGGCAGACAAGTGCCTCTGCTCTGGCCTGTTTTCCAGATAGCGTTTAACCACATCAAGCGCCTGCCCCAATGTCACATCGCTTGGTGAGCAGAACAGAACCTTGTCGTTGGCATCATGGACACCCGCCACATAGAACATGACCTGAGAAAGCCGCCCATCTCGCAGGCGCTCGTAGAGTTCGTTCCCGCTGAAGAACTGTGCCTGGGCGGGGCCGCTGCACAGCGCCAAGACTGCAATCCATTTCTTCATATCATTCCCCACAAGTAAGTCAGCAACATCATCAGCGTCACGAACGGGGCGAGGAACACCACGACCATGACGGTGATCAGCCAGTACAGGACGATGAATTCACCAAGCCATCTCATGTTTGCGTCTCCTTCTTCTCTTTCTTGCGCTGCTCTTCTTCCCACGCAGCGCGTTCGTCCGGGCTCATCTTGGCCCACTCATGCGCTTGCCTGATGGCGTCGAAGTCCACGCCCTTTGAAATCCCTGCGCATTCGCGCAGTGTGTCCACGCGGGTAGGGTGCTTGAGTTTACGGATGGCCTTTGTCTCGATCTGACGGATGCGTTCCCGGCACACATCGAACTTGGCGCTCACCTCTTCCAACGTGAGTTCGCTCTGAGTGTCGATACCAAACCGCAGACGTAACACCTTGGCCTCTCGCGGCGTTAGGCTGTCGAGCATCTCGGCTACAACACGATGCCGATCTTCTTCCTCCAGGCCCGCATCGGGGGCGGGGGCCTCAAGCAACTCCCCGGTGTGCCGTGCAAGCATCTCCACCATCGCCCTGTGGCTCATGCCAAAGTGCGACTTGTTGGTGGGCAGCACAAACAGCAACTGCTCAGGCGTCCACAGGTCTTCGGGCAACACCCCCAGGAACTCGCAAAGGCGTTGAGCGGTGGGAATGATCTCCCCGCTCTTGCCCATCGGTGACGCCTTGAAGTTAATCAAATTACCGATGTGCGTCGGGGTCAGGTTTGCAGCCTTGCAGAACTGCGCCACATTTGCGTAGCCCGCCTTCTCGATGGCGTTGAGGATGAGGTTGTTCCTGACCTTGAGGTCTATGCGGTATTCGCCGTCGTCGCTCATGTCAACCACCCTGCCCAGTGAAGGAAGTACACCAGGGAGAAGAACAGAAAGCCCAGTGCCATCAGCATGGCGATGAGCCACCCCAACTCTTCCATGCCATCGTCTTCATAACGATTCATTGCTTGTTCCTCCAGAACCATCTCTCGATGGCGATGCGAATACCAAACGCTACGACGGCCATGAATAGCCACCACAGCACCAGATAGAAGACCATCTCAGCGTCCATTTGGTTTCTCCGCTAAACCGCGCCACTCGTCATTGCGGCAAATCCACAGCCCCACAACCTTGTCTTTGGGCTGCCACATCCACCGCTTGCCGGTCCAGTACGCACGCACCCCCACGATACCTACGCCATGGTAGTCATACCACCCCACGTGCATCGGGCGGAACTCTTTGGCGCGGAACCACTGCGTAAGTTTGGGCTTGGTCTTCATGCGAACATCCTCTTGAGTGCGGCGAACAGGTCGCGGGCTTGGGCGATGGTCAGCGTGGAGATCAGCGCGTCTACGTCGTAGGCGGGAGTCACGGGCGCCGGGGCGGCGGGCACTTCTTTACGAGTGAGCACGACCTTGGGCTTGTCGGCCTTCGGGTTGCGCCCCGTGGGCGTGGGAGTGTTGCGGGCCTTGCGCAGTTTGCTCAGTTTGACCGGCGAGTATTCCTGAAGGTTTGTGAAGTACGTGCCGTTGGGCGCGCGAGTGATGATGCCTGTGCGGGACATCTGCGACACCAGTGCAGATACGGATGAGTCCTTGTGTCCCTTGGCTACCAGAGCATCGCGGATCTGGCGGGTGGTGCGGTGCGGGTTGTCGCGCACGTAGTTGAACGTCTCCCGCGTCACGTCAGTGGTGCGAGTAAAGAACGGGGGTAAGTTGGGTTTATGTTGTGTTTGCACGGTTTGCTCCGGTTGGTTCCATTCGTTAAGGACTGATTGCAGTGCTGATTTCAGATCAGGCATGGTGGGCTCCATCTAAGGCTTAGAAGAGTTCAAGTTGACGGTCGTCCGGGTGCGGACGTGGGGCTTGCGGATCGCGCTTGGCTTGCGCGTGTTGAAACTCGTCGATGTCCCGAAGGCGCATCTCCAGTCGCTCTCCCACGGCACGTGCCAGGGCGTCGCCCTTCAGGTACACCATGTTCAGCAACTCCTCATCACTTAGGTTCTCGTATCTCATTTGCGCGGGTCCTCTAGGTCAATGAATGTGGTTAGGTGATGGTTCTTGTCGGTACGGAACCACAGGATCTCGTCCGGTGGCGGCTCGTTGGTCTTGCGTAGATGGCCGGATATCTTCGCCACCACGAGGATTGGCACAAGCCATACCGGCACGTTGTCTGTGTTTCCACGGTCAGTCCATTCGGTGCCGTCGTACCAACGCTTGATGAGATAGACATCCCCACGTCGCTCGTACCGGAACTCGTATTCGTCGTTTGTCATGTGGATTGATTTGTGTTGATGTCGGGCTCGTCGCAGTCCGTCGGCCCAGACAATCTCGTCTATCGATCGGTACCAGTCCTCATGGTCAGCAACCGTCTGCCTGATCTGCTCAAGCCAATACTGTTTGATCAGACCCATCGTCCACTCCCCAGTCGAATGCCGCCAGGATCGCGTCCACCTTCTGCTTGGTGGCCGCACGGGTACCGTCGGACTCTCGCAAGTCCTTTGGTGTTACGCCAGACAGAACTTCCTCCAGGCGGCGCCGCGCCTTCTCCAGTGCAGGGTCGTTGGTGATGTTCATGTGCGTCAACAACTCGCACAACTCCACGGCGCCAGTGACCATGGTGTCGTGGAACTTGCGCTTCTTGCCGTCCTCTTCGATCACGAGCCGGTCGCTCAGGCGGGACAGCGCATCGTGCAGTCGAGTCCATGAGTCCTGCGCCGCCGCTTCCAACTGCTGCTCCATGCGCTTGTCGTACTGACGCATGAGATCGCGTTGCACTTCGCTCTCGATGTCGAGCCGGAAGTCGCCCGCCGTGGGCAGGGGAGAGAACGCAATGTCGAACCGGAACTTGCGCGCCACCTGCTCACGGGTGGGGTACTCATCACGATCAAAGAGCGTGCCCAACTGGAACGCGGCGGCGGCCACGAGCGTGTCGTACTTGTCGAGGAACGCCTCGACCAGACGGTTGAACTCAGCCTCATGCACATTCATCTCCGCCTTGTAGGACTGCAACAGGGCAGTGGGCAACAAGCGCGCGCCGTAGTCGTTCCAGGGCTTCGTGAGTCGGTAGTGGTCAGCACGGGCACGGGCTTGGTACTTAGTGATGGCGTCCAGTTCGGCGCACTCTGCGAACAGAGACTTGTAGACAGACGCCGCCTTGGCCGACTTCGCGCCCTTGGATTGCGTCACCTCGGCTTGCGTGGCCTTGTCCTGCTTGCGCCCCGAGTACAGGGAGATTTGCAGGTCCACGAGCATGGCCGCACGTGCCACACCTGCTACGGGGTTGGTTTCGATGTAGTTCATTCTGATTTCTCCTGTTGCTTTTGAACGAATTTAATTGCTTCGACTTGCTCGTCGCTTACGGGATGGAGCCGCAAGTGCTCCATGGGGGAAAAAGGCTTGATGTTCTTGATGTAACCGTTGGATGAGTGGGCTTTACCCACCCAGGCATCGTGCATATCCTCCGCATCACACAGCAGCGTGGAAAACTTTTCCAGTTGCTCGTACGTCAGCAGCACGTTGCGTCCGCTGATCTCAACCATGAATCTCATCTTCAACCTCCAACTCAAACTTCACTTCGTTGATCTCACATGACTCAATGAAATACTCCTCGGACGAGATGTGGTCCCACTCCGACCGCAGGGCTTCGAGCAGGTCGTCGGCTTTGTCTTGTGCGAACTCCCGCACCGCTTCCTCGATGTAGGACTCTCGCCACTGGTCGTCTAGCAGTTCTTCCCACGTGTCCTCATCCAACGCAGAGAAGATTCCGCGCGGCGCCATGAAGCGGGTGTTTTCCTGAATGTCTACCTCCAGGGTCTTGTTCCGCCATCCAGTCAGATACACCTGTGCCCACGAGCGATCGTGCTCGACCGCTAGGTACAGAGCCGGGTAGCGTTCGTCCAGCCCCTTGTGCTTCATGAACGGCGCGAGGTGAAGCGAGCCCGTCCATACCGCATCAGCGTGGCCGTAGTCGATGCCCTCGAACTGGATGTCCGCCACCTGCACTCCCAACTCGTCCATCTGCTGTTTGAAGTCCTCCTCCACCGTGTCCCACCACTCGGGATGAAGGCAGTTGTTGAGGAAGTCCTGATGCTCTTTCTCGAACCGCCGCGAATCTATCGCTTTGAGTTCGTGGATGTCTACTTCGCGTGTAGTCATTTCATTCCTCCATCTAAGGCTTAGATGTCCAGGTGAATCGTGGTGCCGAACGGCGCCGTGAGGTTAGAAGTCACGGCCCACAGGGTCGGGATGGTGGTGCGTCCCCAGTCCCCGACATACCCGTCGGTGAACTGCACGATGGCCTGGGGAGCAAAACTTTTTTCTTTCAAGTAGTCAAACAACACCGACCCGTCGGTGCCGCCGCCACCCTTGATCTTCAGGTCCTGCACGGCGAACTGACCGTCCTCGAAGGTTTGATGCCCGGCCACCTCGGTGTCCCAATAGATCACGTGGACCTTGCCCGGTTTGACTTGTTCCACGATAGTTTTCAGTTCGGTCACGAACCGCGTCATTTCATCGCCGCCGAAAACGGAGCCGGAGGTATCGAACCCGATCACCAACTCGGTGATAGTGATGCCCTGCATGGACGGCATGTAGATGTCGTCGGCCAGGAACCTGCGGTTGGGCTTGCGCCACGTGGACTCGTCGCGCCCCTGGCACATCTCTTGGATGAACTCACGCAACGCCTTGCGCCAGTCAACCTTGGGTGCAAGCAAGTCGCCGAAGATACCGTCGGCCATACCCGCGCCCTTGCCTGCCAACTTCTGACGCAACATCTCGCCTTGGCGCACAGCACGTGCGATCTCCTGGGCTTGTGCTTCTGCGGCTTTCTTGGCCTCATCGCCACCGTCCTTGGCGTTCTCCCAGTCGTGCGCGTCGAACCCGCCATCGCCGTCCCCATCGCCACTCTCGCCACCATCAGGCGGCGGGTTCTTCTTCAGATCGTCGAAGATCTGACGCACCGACCAGCCCCGGTACTTCTCGTCGGGCTTGATGCCGATCTTGGGCATGCGGATGAACCCCTCGCCCGCATCCATGTCCACGAGTGCGAGGTTGACAAAGTAGTCGG